GTCTGGCTACGGCTCCTCGATGCTCCGCCTGATGATGGCGGCGAGCGGCAACAACCAGGCCGACGTGGCTGCGGGTGCGAACCTCAACTTCCTCGGCTTCCCGGTGGTGCTCGTGCATCCGATGGAAAGCCGCCTGACCGGCACCGCCTCGCAGGTTGCGTGCCTGTTCGGCGACCTGTCGCAGGCGGCCACGTTCGCGACGCGGCGTGAGATCCGCGTGGCGACGGACTCCAGCCGGTTCATCGAGTTCGACCAGCTCCTCACGTTCGCCACGGCTCGCGTTGCCATGGTCGCCCACGACCTCGGCGACAACAGCAAGGCTGGTCCGATTGTCGCCCTCCGGTTCGCCGCCTGACCTTTGACCTTCTAGGAGAAGAATCCAGTGAACTTCATCGAGAACACCAAGACGGTTGTCGGTACTACCGTCACGTCGGCGGCGGCTACCGCTACCCTGACCATCGACACGCTGGGCTACGCCTACGCCAGTGTGGACGTGATCGTGGCGGTTTCGACTACGCCGGCGAACACGTCGGCTTCCATCCTGAACGTCTTGACGCTTTCGGGCGGCGAGACGACCACGGCTGGCAGTTCGATCTACACGGTGGCCGCGCCTGCCGCGTCGGCTGCCGTGACCGCGCAGCCCTCGGTGGTTCGGCTTGACATCGACCTGCGTGGCAAGGGCCGGTACGTCAAGGTTGACGCGACCCCTGCAACGGCGCTCGCCACGACCATCGTGGCTCGTCTGAGCAAGGGCGAGGTTGGCCCCGACTCGGCTTCCGAGATGGGTGCCCTGGCGAAGTATTCCGGCTGACGCGGCTTGACAGCCTCTACACAGTAGATGGCGGGAGTGGCGTTTGCCGCTTCCGCCATCTCTGTTTTTGAGGACTCAATGATCGTCAAAGTCGGCAGCACGGATGTTGACGTGCGGATCGAGTGCGTGATGAGCGGCCCGCGATTCGGCCCGCTTGCGAACGTGTTCGGCTGGGCTCAAGCCCTCATGCCGCTCGGCATCCGCCCGACGCTCGGGCAGGGGGCGCTCTGGGGACAGGTGCTTCAGCGGTCGATGGAGCAGTTCGTCGACTCGACTGAATACATCCTCACGACCGACATGGATTCGTTCTGGGGGCACCGCGAGGTTTCCGAGCTTGTCGCCCTCGCGATGGCGTTTCAGTGCGACGCCCTGGCCCCGCTCCAGGTGAAGCGTGAGGACGGCCGCCCGATGTTCACGCTGCCCGGCACGCTGGAGAAGCCTCCGGCTGGCGGGGCGACGGAGTTGCCCATGTCGTGGTTTGCCGAGCCCGTGCAGGAGGTGGACTCGGCCCACTTCGGCTGCACGCTGATTTCCACGAAGGCACTCAAGCGGACGCCGAAACCGTGGTTCCAAGACCATCCGAACGCCGCTGGCGAGTACGGGGACGGAAGGACCGACGCCGACATCTTCTTCTGGAAGCAATTCAAGCGTGGCGGCAACCGCCTCTACGTCTCGCCTCGCGTGTCCATCGGGCACGGCGAATGGGTGGCGGTCTGGCCGGGCAAAGACCTGCAAGCCCCGGTGTTTCAATACGTGGGCGATTACAACGCCAACGGGCGTCCGAAAACTGCATGGAGTGTGACCAAATCGTGAAAATCAAACTAGCGACGAACTACTCGACCTACACGGTCGGCACGGTGATTGACTGCGAAGACGAGACGGCACAGCGGCTCATCCGTGATGGCATCGCCGTCCGCGAGCAGCAAATGGACCTGATCGAGACGGCATCGGTCGATCACGACGTTGAGCGGGCCGACGCCACACCACGAAGACGAGGACGGCCCCCGCGTGCGATACAGAAGCCTGACCACACTGACGCCGCCAGCGGTTGAGCCCGTCACGCTCGCCGAGGCCAAGGCTCACTGCCGCGTTGACACGAACACCGACGATGCCTTGATCCAGGCATACATCACGGCGGCTCGTGAGTGGTGCGAGGCGTACTGTGACGAGACCCTCGTGCATACGCAGTACCGCATGACGCTCGATGCGTTCCCGGGCGAGATCGAGTTGCCGCGTCCGCCGATGGCTTCGTCTGGCACGGCCACGGCGGTGAGCGTCACCTACACGCTGGAGAACCAATCGACGGCGGTGCTTTCGACCACGGCCTACCGCGTGGATCGGGCTTCGATGCCTGGCGTGCTGCGGACGCCCTACAACGGCTCCTGGCCCAGCCATCTCCTCGACTACAACGCCGTGACCGTGACGTGGTGGGGCGGCAAGAGCGCAGACGGCTCGGGCGTGGAACAGCGGTTCAAGAACGCGATTCTGTGGCTGGTGGGCATGTGGTATGAGCGGCGGATGGCTGCTGACGCCGTGAGCCTGTCGGAGATTCCGTTCGGCGTGAAAGCGTTGCTCGATTCGGCGAAGTGGGGGTCTTACCGATGAGCGACATCAAGGGGCGATTCGGCATCGACGTGCTGTTCACCGATTCGACCGTGGCTGGCGGGGCGAAGTCGCTGAAAACGATCACGCTCCAGCACGCCACGGAATATGACGTCGGAAAAGTGGCTGTCGTGTCTGGCACCTGCGGCACGGCGGTCGTGAGCGTGCCGGTCGCCCCGACTACCTATCGCAATGCGGCTGGCAACCTCGTCTCGTTTGCGAGTGTCTCGCGGGTGGCGTTCTCTGCGAGCGGAGCCCAGATGGTCGCGTGCGACGGCTCGGGCGGCTGCGGCGACAACGATTGGACGATCTATTCGCGGGCTGGGCAGGTGGCCGTGTCGGAGGCGGTCGAGACGGCTTCGTTTTCGGTCAACGTGATGGGCACGGCTGGCACGGCGGCGTACACGCTGGTGATGTATGGCTCTTGATCCCGGTCGGCTCCGCGAGCGGGTGACGATTCAATCCGCGACCGAGCGGCGAAACTCGCTGGGCGAAACAACCCTGGAGTGGGCCACGTTCGCCGAGCGGTGGGCGAGCGTCGAGGGTCTTTCGTCCCGCGAGCTGCTGTTGTCGGGGCAGCAGCAAACGGAACTCACGCACCGCGTGCGGCTGCGGTACGTCACCGGGCTGACTCAATCCATGCGGATTTCGTGGCGTGGTCGGCTGCTGGAGATCACGACGCTCCTCGAGCATGGCAACCGCAGCGAGCATGAGATTCTTTGCACGGAGCGGGTGGACTGATGGCAACCGCTGGCATCGAAATCACCGCCGAGATGGCCGAACTGCGGGAACTGCAACAGGCGATCGGCCGGCTGTTCACGAACGAGCAAAAGGCCCGCATCTTGAAGGCGGCACTGGAGAAGGCAATCGAGCCCGCGTACCAGCGGCTCCAGCAACTCACGCCCATCGGCCCGACAGGGAACCTGCGGCGGGCGGTATCGAAGAAGGTGAAGGCCTACACGAAGGACGGGACTGCCGTGGGGCTCGTCGGCTTCCGCCGGGCCGGGCAGGAGCGTTCGGAGAGTGCGGCCGGCGGCAGAGTTCAGGCTGGCCCCGACCGGGCATTTCACCAGTGGTGGCTTGAAGAGGGGACGAAAGATCGCGTCATCAAGGCTCCGTCGCCGCCGAAGTCATACAACCGCCCAGGATTCACCCGCCCTGGTTTTGAGCGAAAGGCGTACACGATGACCCGCAAGGGCAAGACGTTCCGCGTCTCGCCCACTAGCGTTCGTGGGCACGCCGTGACCAGCCACGTGGTCAACGACCCCAACTCCTACTACTACGCGAGCAGCTTCAATTCGCTCGGGCCGTTCAAGATCCAAAAGTTCCGCAACGGCGAAAAGGGTTTCATCACCGACCCAGGCTACCCGAATGCTTTCTTTCGGAAGTCGCGGTCGCCGATCACGATCACCGCGATGCGTCCAGGCGGGAGCAGCGGCCCGCCGCCGCTCAAGACCGCCTGGGATCAAACCCAGCCGACCGTAGCGGAAATCCTCCAGCGGGAACTGCGGCTGTCGCTGGAGCAGGCGGTCAGCACCCTGGCCCGGTCGGCGTCGGAGGTAATCGGCGAATGAGCGTCAAATCCCCCGAGCGGCTGATTGCCGCAGCCCTGGCATCCTCGCCCCTGGTGGCCGAACTGATCGGCGACCGGGTCTATCCGGTGATTGCCCCGGCGTCTGCGGCGATTCCGTTTGTGACCTGGCGGCGGCAGGGAGTGCAGCGGGAGGCGACGCTTTCCGGCCCGTCTGGCGTCGCCAACGTGACCCTAGCGGTCGATATGTACGACACGACCTACGAGGGAGTAAGAGAACTGGCAGACCGCTGCCGGGAAACACTGGATGGTTTCGGGGGGGCGTTGGGAAACTGGATTTCAGTTCGCAACGTGTCGCTGCTCAACGAGAGCGACGGGTTCGTACAACTGGCCGGCGGCGACCTGCCGCCCGTCTACAGCGTGACGCAGACCTACACCATTCTCTGGCAGGAGACTTGACCAGTGTCATTCTCGACTCCGCACGATACCGCAGTTGCTGGTTCTGGAACGCGGCTCACGCTGTCGATTGGCCCCGCCACCTCGACCTACATCGTCAGCAACATCGTCCTTGCGAACACGGACCCCGGTGCGGCGGCCAACACGCAGATCGACGTTGCCCATCTCGGGCAGACCACGGGCGAACTGGCGGCTCGTCTCAATCCTCCGCTCGTGCTGCCCGCTGAAGACGGCGGCTCGGGTCGGCAGGTGACGTTCGACTACATCGGGCGAACGGTTTTGTTCGACGGCACGACCGGCACCTACCACATCCAAGTGGCCGGTTCGACGCTGGTCGGTGGCACCACGGCGAGCTATTACACCGTGCAGAGTTCGACGCTGACGCTGGCGACGAACGACGCCATCCGTGGGCAGGGCGTCCTTACGGTCGCCCGCTAATCACGACGGGAGGCCGTCGTGGCGATTCCATGCCAAGGTTTCACGCTGACCTGGGGAGGCCAGACGCTCTCCGAGGTCCAGGCTCTTGAAGCCGACATCTACGGCGGGGAACTGCCCCGAGGCCGCACGACCACATGGACGCCCAACATGGGCACCGTGCGGCTGCTCGGGTTCGCGGCGACGAATCTCACGACCGCCGAGTACGGAAAGCGGAAGCGGCTGACGATCCTCGCTCCCAATGGGACGGCGAGCAACGCCAGCGTTACCACGCTGTTTGACAGCGATTGCATCTACAGCGGGATGCGGATCGACGCCGCCGCAAATAGTGCCGTTCGACTTGCGTTCACTTTTAGGATTCAAGACACGCTCAACGCACCGAGCAATCCTTAGGAGTACGCGACACATGGCACTGACGGCAGAGCAGATCCTTTCCGCCGACGATATGGGGCTGAAAAAGGTTCACGTCCCCGAGTGGGGCGGCGACGTGTTTATCCGCGTGATGAGCGTGGGCGAGCGGGACGCCTACGAGCGGAAGTGGATCGGCAAGAAGGAAACCGGCATCGAGAACTTCCGCACGCAGTACCTCGCGGGCGTGCTGTGCGACGAAGGCGGCAAGCTCCTGTTCACCCGAGACCAGATCGACGCTCTCGCCCAGAAGAGCGGCGCGGTCATGGGGCGGCTGTTCGACGAAGCGATGAAACACAATCGGATGACTGAGGAGGATGTGCAGGAGTTGGGAAAAGGCTGAACGCAAGCCCGACGCGGCGGTACATGTTTGCCGTCGCTCGGGACTTGCGGATGACGGTTCGTGAGTTGGGCACGCGGATGGATTCCGCCGAGTTCAGCGAATGGATCGCCTACAACCGCTACTACTCCGCATTGCCGGATTCGTGGCGGGAGACGGCGTTGATCGTCACGGCCCTCCTGGCTCCGCACATCGGGAAGAACCAGAAACGCCCCAAGCCCGAAGACTTCGTGCCGGTGGAGAAGCCTCCGCATCACGAGTCGCAGGACTTGTCGGCGTTGCTGGAGTTGCGACGGCAGTTTGGTCTAGGCGACATCGACGATGGCTAATGTCCTCTCACTGGCGTTGCGGGTAACGGCTGACGCCAGCGGGCTCAAGCTCGATCCAGTGCAGCGTGCGCTCGTCGGGCTGGGCGACCAGGCCGAGAAGTTGACCAAGCAGTTCGAGCAGTTCACCGGCGGCAGCGAGGCGGCAGCGAGGGCGCAGGCCAACTTCGACAAGCAGGCTCAAGACCTCATCAACACGCTCCGCGATGGCGGCAGTGCGACTGAGTTCGCGGCTGGGTTTGAGCGGCTGACCGAGGCGGTGACGAAAGAGGCGGCGGCGTTTGAGCGTGCGGCCCGCATCACCGAGGCGAATATCACGCCGCTGCAAAAGTTTGAGCGGGCGCAGGCTGAATTGACCGAGCAGGTGGAAGCAGGCAGGATCAGCCAAGACACCTACGAGCGGGCTCTTGCCAAGGCCAAGGCCCAACTCGACGGCACCGCTACCAGTGCCAGCAAAACCGACAAGAACATCGAATCGCTGACGAAGAACGTCCGCGTTCTGTCTGCCATTGAGATCGGCCGGGCGATCATCGACGGGCTGCAGGCAATCGGCAACGTCATCTCTGGCGTCGTGAATCGCGTCGCGCAGTTTGTGTCGAGTGTCGCATCGTCATTTGACTCGTTCAATGACTTGTCGGCTCGCACCGGCATCGGCGTCGAGGCGCTCCAGGGCTACTCGCTGGCGGCGAAACTCGCTGGCGTGGACACCGAGGCTTTCGGTACGGCGGTTCAAAAACTCGCCGTCAACATCGGCAAGGCAACGCCGGGGGACGCACTCGACAAGTCGCTGCGGAACATCAACCTTTCGGTGGCCCAGCTTCGCGGGCTGGCCCCGGAGCAGCAGTTCTCGACCATCGCGGAGTCCATTGCGGGGCTTCCGACTGCGGCTGACCGTGCTGCCGCAGCGGTCGCCGTGTTCGGCAAGCAGGGGGCTGCCCTGGCTCCGTTGTTCCGCGAGGGGGCGGCGAGCATTGACGAGTTGCGCGTCGAGGCCAAGCAGCTAGGGGCAATCGTCAGCGACCAGCAAATCTCGAACATTGGTGAAATGAATGATGCCTTTGATAAGGTGCGATTTACCATCGCAGGCATAATTGGCCAGGTAATCGGGAACTTAGCTCCGGCGGTCACGGCCGTCACTGATGCAATCATTGAGTACATAAAGGTCTGGGAAGGCACTAGCACTCAAGGCACAGGCGGCACAGGTATCGCCAATGCTATCACGGAGGTATTGCTGAACGGAGCCGAAACGCTTGCGGGCGTTTTCGATAGTTTCGTCGGCAACTTCTCTGGATTTACCGTGACGCTTGAGGAGACTGGTGCCGTTTTCAAGTTCATCGGCAACCTGCTGGTGGGCATCAGCGAAGGGCTCCGCGTCGTGTTCAACACGTTCGAGCGGGTCGGCAACCTCCTCATCATCGGTCTTGGGAAGATTTTAGAAGGGCTCGGGAGTTGGGTCAGCTCCGACATGGAGCAGTTGGGCAAAGACCTGCAGGCAACCGGGCGTGCGCAGTTCGAACAGAACGGCAAGGAACTGGAGCAGGCCGCGAAGAACGCCGCCGACGCGTTGGAGCGAGCCTTTACGGGTGGCGACTCCTCGCTGGAAGCCGCCGGCGAAGGTGCTGCGACCAAGGTCATTAAAGGTGCACGCCAGAAGTTTGAACAGTCACAGGCTCCCGAGTTCAAGATCAACACCAACATCGAGCAAACACGCGACCGGTTCGACTCGTTCTTCAATGGCATCGTTGACCAGAGCAGTGCCATCGTCGCGCCGATGCGGGAGTTTGAGGCGGCTATCGCCGCTGCCCAGGAAGACGGGCAGATGACGGCGGACGAAATCGCACGCATCGAACAACTCCAGGCCAAGGTCAATTCCGCCATCGACCAAGAACTCGCGGCACGGCAGGAGGCTGCCGAGGCTGCGGCGAAGCAGGCGGAGGAAGTTGACAAGATCGTCGCCGCCAGCCTGGAACAGATCCGCATTGACGAGCAGTTCGGCGGCGACTCCAGCCGGGCTAAGGCCGCCGACAACCTGCTGAAGATTCAGCAGGAGATCGTGCGGGTCGAGGAGCAACTGCGAGCCGCACGTGCCGTTAGCGACACAGAGTCGGTCAATGCCCTGACGTCACGTCTGGCGACGCTGGATCAGGTGCAGTCGCGTGAGAGAGACATCGCCAGCGGCAAGGCACGGAAAGATAAAGAAAACGCCGAGACGCTCAAGAAACTGAACGAAGACATTGCCAAGCGGCAAGAGTCTCTACTGGACAAGCAATTCGAAGTCGAACTCGCCCGCGTCGAAGAACTCGCCAACGTCCGCACCGGCTCCGTCGAAATCAACGACCTCCGCTCGGGTGGCATCTCCGCGTTTTTTGACACCTTGCAGGAAGACCCCGCCATCGCGGAGGCCAAGAAGCAAACGAAGGAACTGGAGAAGGTGCGGAAAGAAATCGAGAAGCTCCAGGCCGAGAAGGTTGACATCCTCGCGGGGACTGGCTGATGGCCGTACGGGAATGGCGTGAACTACCGCGAACCGTCACGCATCTGATCGGTGCGTCACCGGAGTTTGAGCGTCGATTCGTCGCCACGCTCGACGATCCCGATACGAACGCCACCGACGTTATCACGACAATCGCCTGCACGCACGGGTCGCCGCATCCCGAGGTGGCGTGGGCCGAGTGCTACGAGGTGACGGTCAACGAAGCCTACGAGGACAACCGCTACTGGCACGAGGTGGTTGCCAAGTACAAGATCCCCGAGGCTGACGAGCGTGACAGCGACCTCCTGCCGTGGCTGCGTCCCGACGTGTGGAAGTTCCAGACGCAAGGTGTGGCCGTTCCGGCGTTGACCTACTACGACGGCTCGACGCAGAGGCCGCTCACGAACTCGGCTGGCGACTTTTTCGAGGGGCTGACCGTTGACGAAGCCCAGCAGAAAATCACGATCACGAGCAACCGGCAGAACTTCCCTTCGGCGCTCGCAGCGGCGGTGACGAATTGCGTCAACGACGGTTCGTATCTCGGGTTCGCCACGGACTGCATCAAGGTTCAGGGCATTTCGGGCGAGCAAGCGGTGGAGCAGGTCAACGACCAGGAGGTGCGATTCTGGAAGATCACGAGCGAGCTGCTCGGCCGCCAGACGGGATGGAACCTGCTGCTTCCTGACGTGGGCTTCAACTACATCGACGGCGGCATCAAGAAACGTGCCGACGTGCAAGGGCCAGATGGCGAGCAAGTCGCGTCGGCGAACCCGATCGCCCTGAACGGTAGCGGCGGAAAACAGGCTGGCGCCTCGCTTCCTGCCATCCTCACTCGCCGCATCTACACCCGCATCTCTATGTCGAACTTCTTCGGCACGCCGCCGACCTAGGAGGAACTATGGCCGACATTTCTTATAGCGTGAATCTGAACGTCAACGCCGGTGCGCTGCGGCAGAACCTCAACGCATCGGGCATCACGAGCGACTTTGCCACGACGGGCCTGCTGGCATTGACGCTCAACCTGGGCACGGCGACGCAGACGATTACCACGGCGTCGGCATCGAACCTGGGCCTGTGCTTCGCCCGTTCGCTGGCGACCAGCGGCACGCATACGATTTCGCTTGGGCGAATCAGCGGCACGACGCTCTTTGACGCCGTGCGGCTCAAGGCTGGCGAGGCTGGCATCTTCCGGCTCGCACCGGGGAACTACGCCGCCAAGGCCGACGCGCCCGGTTCGCGTCTGCTCCTGCAAATTCTGGAGGAGTGATGTCCACGGCTCGCGTTGACTTCACTCGCGGTGCTGCGGAGCGGATCGCCAGGGCTGTTCGTATCGTCGAGACGGGCGAGCGGGACGGGGCGCCACTGACGTTCAAGCGGCCATTTGAGGCCGGCGGTGGCGGCGGTGCTCCTCCAATCCGTATCGGCAAAACTCCCTGCGATTGGGCCGTCGGTCAATGCGTCACGATCACGCTCTGGGGTGGCGAGGGCACATGCACGCCGACGCAGACCTCGCCCACTGCCACGATCGAGAACGTCCGCAATCTGTCGCACGACGTTGCCCAGGATTCGTGGGTCGCGATTGGGAAGGCCGCCGACGGCCAGTGGTATCTCGTCGAGGCCGGGTCACCAGACGATTCGGAATCCTGCCGCCAGACCATCGCGGGTGAAGATTTCACTAAGTGGAGCGGCTGGAACGGCTCGGCAGTGCAGCTGCTCGGCCACGATGAGAACGGCTGTCTGAAGTGGTTTGA